CGTTCCCATTGCCGCACTGGTGATCCGTTGATCCATATCGAGCGCAGCAATCGTGAGCCGCAACTGCCAGTCGCCGGACTGGCGCTGCGTCAATCCGTCCTTCTTGGTCTCGAAGGAAATCGCATTGTCGAGCGCGCGGTCGGACAAGTTCATTCGAGTAATTCCATCTGATCGTCGTCGGGCTTGCGGATGGCGCGGGCCTTGATTTCGGCGCGGACTTCGCTCGCATGCCAACCGGCCAATTCGTAATCGATGCCGTCTATCGTCAACCAGCCCGTGATATGCGGCGGGTTCTTCGAAAACATCAAAACGCCCTTTAGTTCACGCTCATTCGGCATGTGCGATCTTTCCTAATTGTGAGAGCAAATGCCTGCGCATCGACTGCGGCAGGCTGGCTATGATAGGCGCGTTCTTGTGTTCGAATTCGGCCGCATTGTCCTTGGTGACGAATTGGCGGACGCCTTCCGACAGCAATTTATAGGAGGCGACATAGGTCGGCTCGCCCCAGCCGCACCGCTTGGCGTGATCCTCATGCAGCTTGTCGAGCTTCGGCAATTCCTCATCGGGAATGAAGGTCGAGTTGCCGCGCTTCCCCAGCGTGATCCATGGGGCCTTGATGTCATAGAGATAGCGCCCGATGCCCCAGCGCACCGCAGACCTTTTGAACGCATCGCTCAATGCGCCCTTGTCGGCTTCCATGTCGGTAACGCCTGCGCCGTCCGCCTTCCAAATCCATTCACCCGCCACCCGAATGCCGATGTTGCAAACGATGCTGGTGCCCATGCCCGGCGTGTAGCTGTTTTGCCAGTTGTCAAAACCGCAGACATTATCCAGCCGGTCCATTACGGTTCGGGCATCGATGTAGCAGAGTGGTTGACCACGGATCGGATCGTCCGGCTTGCGGGTTTTCTCGTTGGTCGGGCCAACGCGCCAAGAGATCAGTTCCGGCGCGAACGGTTCGGACAACGCATCGCAGTAGCTTTGCAGGGAGGCGGTTTCGTCCATCACTTCACCCTGACCATCAAGGAGGGGGGCGCGTTGGAAAGCATGCAGCCGGGCACTTCACCGCCTTCCAGCAGTCGCGCCCTGATCTTGGCCTTATCCGGCTCGCGCTTGATCCGGCAGAGTTCATCCGGCAACATGGCGGCGTCGAGTTCGCCGACGATCTGTTGCGGATTGGCGCGGATCAAAAGTGTCGCTTCGGACAATTCCAGTTTCTTGAGTTGCGCGGTTTCCATGATCTTGAAGATCAACGCACGGACAAATTCGACCCGCATAGTGAAGCGCTGGCCGCGCAATTTCAGTTCGACAAGCCGCGCCCTTGTTCCTTCCTCTAGCGCAGTCGCATCCTGAATGGTGTGGATCAGGCTGGTAAGGATGTCGCCAATATCGGTCGAGCCGTCGAGCATGTCGGCGCGCAGTACTTCATCGTCCACCAGTTCGGGATATTCCAGCAACAGCCGTTCGATTTCGCGCCGCAGTGCGTCCGCGTCATGCCGATACATTTTTGCCATCCGCCCGGTCGAGGATTGCGGAAAGATTGTCGCGCGCGTGTTCAACGATCTGATAGGCCCATTGCGCTTCCGCGCCGCTCAGCTTGTCGCGCAGCGCTTGGGTATCGTTGTGCAGCCGAAGCAACTGGCGCTGGATTTGAACCGAGGGTTCGCTATGGACAAGCTCAACTGCCAATGTTCTTCCTCCGGTAAAGTTCGCGGGCCGCGCGTACCCGCAGCAACGCATCAGCCAAGACCTTTTCCGCTTTTGCCAGTTCGTCTTCGGCCAGTGTCTCCCAGTCGGGCCGCTCAAACAGACGCCCGGCATGCCGCGCCGTCATTTCCGCGCCTGCCTCGATCATTTGAAGGTGGTAGCCCATGGACCTGTCCCATTCCTCTCGGGTCATCGACGCATCACCCGTTCGGCTATCTCGATCCGCAGGAAATCGATTTCGTCGCGAAAATGCTCGCTGCCCTCGATCCGGTTGGCGACGCTCATTTCCGCCTCGCGAACGGTGGTGATGTTGCGGTTGCCCAAGCGGCTGGCGATCTGCGCCAGCGAAAGCTTGGTGTGCTTGCGCGCCAGATAGATCAGGACATGGCGGGGCTTGGTGATGTCGGGGAAATGCCGGTGCCCGGCGATCTGCCGGAACGCGACGTGATACCGCTGGCAAACCACGGTGGCGATTTCGTTGAAGGTCGGCGGGCAGGATTGCAGAACGGCGTTGGCGTCCGCGAGATCGTGGATACAATGCCCGGCACCGCCGGGATCGGCGGAACAATCCTGCATCGGGGTTTCCCCTTGCTAGGCCGCGCGCTTGCCTTTTCTCATTTTCCAGAGCGAGGCGGGCGCGGTGTAGCCGCGACGGTTCAACGCCCGGATCATCAGGTCATAGGTCGAGCTTGGGAAAGTGCCGAAGCGAGGCCAGTTGTAAGCGCTCTTGAGATCGGTCACGGTCATATCCGCGATCCGGTCAAGCCCGCCGAGCTTTTCGATGACCTGATTTGCCGTGCGTAATTTCTTCATGGCGCGGCATTGTATTCGTAAAGGCTACGAATAACAAGCGGCGATGTATACCACAGTCACAAAAATTTCCACTAGATTTTACAATCGAAGTAAGAGTTCTAAATTAAGTTCGTGCTATGGTTTTGTGGGGCATAGTGCCCTGACATGCTTAAGCGAGGGGAACACACTTGAAGATCGCAGGCTTTGATACTGCTGCCTATCAGCGCCGCCTCAAGCTACTTCGTGAGATCGTATCGGGGGAGAACCAACAGGAATTTGCTGAGCGGTTGGGAATACCTTTTAAAAGGTGGAACAACTACGAAAGGGGTTATCCCGTTCCTAGGGAGACCGCCTTTTTGCTCATGCAACGCTTCCCCGGCATCTCGATAGAGTGGCTGTGGTTCGACATGAAAGGCAACCTGTCGCCACACTACCAAGCCCGGATCGAGGCTGCGGAAAAGGCCGAACGCGAACACGCGAAGGCCGTCAAGGCACTCGAAAAAGCGCAAGGGAAGGTAAAGGAAGCGGCGACCAAACGGCGTAGTGCGGCTCAATCCGTCCGCTGACCGGCCCTTTCTTGAGAGGCTCCGTCCCTACTTTCTTGGAGTGTCAACAAAAGGCGCTCTACAAGAAAGAGCGCCGCCTTTGCTTCCAAGAAGTCGTCGGGCATCAACCCCGCGACGTAGAGTGCAAACTTTTCGCGATCATAAGCCTCATCAAGTAGTACCGCCATCTTGGAACCTCCCTTGCGTGTCGTTCTTTTTTACGCGGGACGCCTATTTACTCCCCGCTTTGCGGCTGCGTCACTTGTCCAGAGGTACAGTGGACTGTCCAAAAAGTTACACTGGAACCCCTCTAGCATAGCATAAAGACGCCCCCGCGTAATCGCATTTCGTGATTTTTTATATTGCAAGTCGTAACCAGTACGCATAGGCTCCCCGATCATTTCAAGCAAGGGGAGATCGAGCATGAACACGATCCCGCGCAACCTTCTCAATGATGAAGCGCCCACCCCCGGCACCATTCCCCAGCACGAAGCCATCGATGTGGTGATTAGCAACATCGTCCACGACATCAGCGACAAGATCGACGATCTGCGCCGCGTCAACGATGAACTTATCCGCATCCGGGGAATGATTGCGGAGATCACAGCAGCGCTGTCCAAGGACTAGCGCCGTGAGGCCCCGACAGGTAGACCGTGATGCGGTACTGTCGCTTGCCGAGCGTAAGGCGCTGCGCTGGTACCGCGCCCATGGCCCGGCCGAAATTTCCGCTCCCGGTTCGCCCATTCGCCCGCTCCGACTGCACCTGATCCGGCGCGGCTGGGTCGCCATGGCCCCGCGCAATCGGTTCGATCCAATCCGGTATGACATCACGCCCGAGGGTCGGCAGACGATTGATCTATGTCAATGAAAGGAAATCCCGATGAAAACCGATGCCGTCAAATTTATTGGAAACGACAAAGCCAGCGGTGCCCGCGTCGATGTCGAGCGCATGCTGAAACGGATCGGCTGCAACGAAATCCGGCTTGTCGATGATGTCGAGCAATGCGAACTGCGGCTCGAATTCGAGCGCAATGGAACCCGTATCGTCATGCCGATGTCGGCGCGGATGTGGACCGGCATCTTCCTGCGGCTGCGGCCATGGACGCCCGACAAGTCAATGACCGAACATTATTACAACGACAACGCAGCCCGGCAGGGGCTGGCGGCGATCAGCCCGATGCTCCGAACGTGGATACTGGGGCAAGTCACCGCCATTGAAAACGGCCTGATCCCGTTCGAAGCCGCGTTCGGCGGCGGCATCGATAATTCGTAAAAACTACGAATTTGGTTGTCCGTTAAGAAAGTTCCCTTATAGTCCATGGTGATTTGCATGGGTACGAAGCAAATCGGGTGCGCCCGCGATCTTGATCCGGCCGACCCGAAAAGCATCGATCACCCCTCCCACAAGGAGCAATGGCTTGCACTGGCGCGCGCGCTGGGGCGGCTTGATGCGAAAAGAGATTTTGAGCGAATGCGCCGCAAGGGGAAAAGCATTGACCAAACTTCAACTCGTAAAACCGAACCCGACACTTAGGGGGGCAATCTACGCTCGGTATTCCAGCGACGTTCAAAATGATCGTTCGATTGAGCGGCAAAATGCCGATCTGGAAAAGGCAGCGCCCCGACTAAACATAGGGCTAAACAAACAGCTTTACTTTGAAGACCGGGGCCAATCGGCAACGACGCTGTTTGATCGCCCCGGTCTAACCCGTGGCCTGCTTGGCGCTGTTGAGCGCGGGTTGGTTGATGTCGTTTTGGTCGAACATACTGACCGGCTGGCACGCAAGGGCGCAGACAGCTATTGGCTATTCGAACAATTCAAATTTTATAACGTCAAGGTCTATACGCTGAAAGGTGAGGTTACAGACATCCAACTCGCTTTTGAGAGCTATCAGAACCAAGCCGATAGTGAAAAGACCAGCTTCCGCGTACACAGCGGTCACAACGATGCGGCGCGCGAGGGACATATCACCGGACCTTGCGCCTATGGTTATGTGGATGTCATCGGCAAGCCGGGCGAGAAGGACAAAAACCCACGCGAGGCAGCGGTCGTCAATCGCATTGTGCTGGAAGCCGCCGCCCGAAAGCCACCGAGACAAATTGCCTCCGGTCTGACGCGCGACGGCATCCCTGCGCCAAAGGGCGGCCCGTGGTCTTTCCAGACCATCGTCAAAATTTTGCAGAATGAATTGTACGTTGGCGTGTATGTGAGGAACAAGGTTCGCAAGATTAGAAACCCCAACACCGGCAACCGCGTTCCGCGAGCGTCATCACCAGAAGACATCCTCCGCGTCGAGATGCCCCGCCTGCGCATCGTAGATCAAGAGATATGGGACGCCGCGCAAAAAGTCCGACAAGAGCGCGCCCACGTCTACCGTGGCAAACAGGGAACTGAGCGCGGAACGACTGCGCGGCGACTGCACCCGTTCGCCGGGCTGTTTCGCTGCGCTGAATGCGGGGGTAAAATGATTATCTCCGGGTCGCGTCGAAACGGAGATCGCACCATTGCCTGTTCTGCCGCTTGGTGGAGCAAGAGTTGCCCGCATAACAAGTCTTACGGACTTGCGCGATTGACCAAGCATGCAGCCGACAAAATGCACGCACACCTGACCGATCCCGATTTCGTCAAGGAGCGGGCCAAAGAGCGCGAGAGGGAACTTGCCCGCCTAGACCGGGAAGTTAATGGCGAGAGGGCCGCCGCCCAAAGAGAGTTAGACCGGGTTGATCTGCGGATGAAAAAGATTGTTCGGCTGATTGAGGATGACGAAAGCGACGACGTTCCGCCGGAAGTGCAGGCTAGGTATAAGGAGTTGCGGGTCGAACAGCGAGGACTGCAACAGCGCGTTGCGCTTCTCGACGCCTCATCCCATGCGCCGCTCCTGCCAAGTGCCGTCAAGGCGCTCGCACGGGATGTCGATACCCTGCACACCATGTTGCTGGAAAACCCGGACGATCCGGCTTGCCGCATGGCGTTGGGTAACCTGATAGAGCGCGTTCTAGTGCATCCCACTGGCTACAATGAGAGCTATGATGTGAGCCTCTATGCCCGGCACGCTGCCTACTCAGGCACCCTGCCCATCTTCCCCCGAGCGCTCGATAGTAATCCCATTAGAAAACAGACACTTAATCGCACTGATATAGGCAATGCCATGGTGCCGTCATTGTCTATATCAGAGCGCCCGATATTGTTGGGTCGGTGGAAGGAGGCGGCTTAAATGAAATCAATGAAGCGTTAGTATCCAGCTAACCCTTCGCTCGCTTTTTGCGCACCGCCTTCGGAGTAACGGCAATCCCCATCGGGCTTCCATCCTCGCCAAACTGAAATCCCATCCCAGCGCCCTCGAACGCGCTGCGGATCGCTGTCAAATTATTGGCATGCGGAATGCGCCGTCCGGCCTCAAAGTCGCGGATCGTGCTGGACGATACCCGAGCCTTAGAAGCCAAGGCGTGTTGCGACCAATTCAGCCAAGCCCGCGCTGCCCTGCATTGTTCCGGTGACATATTCGCTTTGTAGTAACACTTTGAAATTCCGTCAAAATCCGGCCTTTTCGCTAGTGTCGCCGTTTTTCACGGACATTTGCGCTTTCGACATTTTACGCCTGATGCGATGGCATTCCTAAAAAACGCAAAAATTGCTATGCCTGCTAAAGTTGCGGCGAAACGGTTGTGTGCCCCGGTTCCATCACGCAAGGGCACATTTATTCCCCAATGTGCAAACTATTTTGATCGCCGCGTGTTCGCGTTTTTTGCGAATGGACTATTTACTTCGCCTAATTCGCGACGCAATCTGACGGCGTAACTTGTGAGCTATACACCGCAAGGGGAATTAGATGGCCATCAAAAAAGTCACCTTCTCATTCGACGTGCCTATAACCACACTCCTAGGCCTGATCGCCACCGGCAACGCCGACATGAAGATCAACGTCTATGGCGACGATCACCACCCGAAACCCAAGCGGCTCAACGGCCACACCCCGGCGTTGCTGGAAGCGCCGCGCAAGCGGGGCGGCGGCAACAAGAGTGCCTATCGCCTGTTGTGGGATCAGTTCGCAGCGGCCAAGGACCGGAGCTTTCGCCCGGTTGACCTTGTGGCTGATCTGATCGCTGGGGGACTGTCCAACAAATCGGTATCGCCGCAACTCACGCTATTGCGGAAACATGGCAACGTCCGCCGCGTTGGCAAGGGGACGTACCAGATCACAGCGAGAGGCATCGCGGCCCATGCCAAGCTGATCGAGGCGGAAACCACGGAGACCGCATCATCATGAAAGGCAACGGCAAGTCTCCCAAGAAGGGCATTCTGCATTTATACCGTAGCTATTCGTTCACTTCGAAAGACCCTGTAATCGACCGCATCCGAACCATCGTTCAGGATGAAGGGCTGTCCTACAAGGACATCCACATTATCAGCGGCGTCAGCACCACCACCATGCACAACTGGTTTGAAGGCGAAACCAAGCGGCCCCAGTACGCCACCATCGCCGCCGTCACATCCTCGCTTGGCTACAAGCAGGAATTCGTCAAGGCCAAACGGATCGATTTTGAGAAAGAAGTCCAGAAGGCGCAAAAAGAGATTGAAGCCGCAGCCACCCAGAGGAAGAAATGAAACGCGCCGCTAAGAATATTCGCAGTGCCGACGATACCGATCATCTAATTGGCCAGCGCATCCGCCTGTTGCGGGTCGAGCGCGATCTGTCGCAGATCGAATTGGGCGACCAGATCGGAGTATCGTTCCAGCAAGTCCAGAAATACGAAAAAGGCACCAACCGGCTGTCGGTTGGTCGCCTTGGCCAGATCGCAAAACTGTTGAAAACGACGCCGCATGAATTGATGGGATGGGATAGCAAGACGCCCTTCATCCCGATTGACGTGGAAAGCTATAAGCTGGCGAAAGCCTTTCTTGGCATGCGCGACGATTGGAAACAGGCGGTGCGCACGCTTATCTCTACGTTGATGCGCGACTAATAGGATGGAGGGCATGGGCCATGCCCGAGTTGAACGCTTCCATCCGGCACATCCCGATGCCGGACCGCTTTAGGAAACTCCCGGTCTCGGACAGGGGGTTTCCGACGCCCTACTTTGTCGGCGAATTCGAAGGCAAGACCGACTTCCGCGTGATCCGCCCCGATGCGATTGCCGATTGCTACAACAGGCGGCTGTGCTGGCTGTGCGGCGAGAAGCTGGGGCAATATCTCTGCTTTGTGATCGGGCCGATGTGTTCGGTCAACCGGATATCGAGCGAGCCACCCTCGCATCGCGAGTGCGCCGAGTACGCGGTGCGCGCCTGCCCGTTCCTGTCCAAACCCAAGATGCGCCGCAACGAGGAAGGCCTGCCAGCGCTGGAAGACAATTCACCGGGCGGCATGGCGATTGCGCACAATCCCGAGGCGTCACTGATCTGGATCACCAAAAGCTATCGGCCGATCATAACCAACGGCGTACTGTTTGAGGTTGGCGATCCCGTCGAAACCCTTTGGTTCAAGGAAGGCCGCAAGGCCACGCGCGCCGAGGTCGAGGCCGCGATTGCCAAAGGCTTCCCGCTGCTGTGGAAGGAAGCCAACGCCGAAGGCAAGGAAGCGGTTTACGAGTTGGGTCGGTTAATGGCACGCGCACAAAAACTACTGCCTGCTGAGTGACAAAAAAAGGGGGGGGCGACTATGGGCTATTTTGTGCTGCGCCAGATCAGGCCGCCCGGCAAATCAGCCTTGGCCCATGAGGCGACTGCCGTCGCGCTCACCGCCGCCGCCCGCACGAATAGTGTGATATATGGCGCTTACCTCGAATGGTCGGACCCCGACGCCGACAACGGGTGGGGGGACGAACGGTGGACTAGCGATCTGGCGAAGGCCAAGCGCTTTAAAGACTTCATTGAAGCGATGAACTGCTGGAAGGCGCAATCGACCGTGCGCCCGCTCCGTCCTGACGGAAGACCGAACCGGCCGCTCACCGCCTTTAGCGTGTCACCGGAGTATATTGAATGAAGCGCAAGAAGCCCGAAATGCTGGGCGACGCTCCGATTGAGGAAGCCCATCGCGGCAAGATGCAATTCCTTGCCCGGCAACTGGATCGCATGTTCAACGGTGATCTGCGGGGACAAGACAGAACAACCGGCTTTGTCCTGATGGTGTTTCCGATGAATGAGGCGGACGGTGGGCGCTGTAATTACATTTCCAACGGAGCGGACCGCAAGGATGTCGTGACGCTGATGAAGGAAATGATTGCACGATTTGAAGGCCAGCCAGAAATAGAAGGTGAAGCATGATCGATGTCAATGTCGCCAATCAGGCCGTCTATGACGCGCTCAAACAGGTCACGCCGCCCAACACCGAATATATTCTGATCCTGTGGGACGCGGACCGCGCCGTTATTTCGTCCAACCAACTGGACGAAAAGATCGTGCATCGCATGCTGACGGGCGCGGCAAAGATTGTGGCAACCGCACAATCGCATGACATCGTGTTCGATGAACCGGCGGGCCATGCATGATATCGTTTTGGCCAATTCGCGTCGGGCATGTGGTCCTTATCGTCTTTGCACTGATTGTCATGTGGTGGAACATCGCGCACAACGGAAGTGTGTGGTTGACGCTTCTGAACGTCGCCATCGTCGCCGTTAATCTGACAATGCTGTGGTGGTGGCGAAACGTCTGACATCACGAAATGTTACTTCGATAAATCGGGCATAACTCAAATTCTGAATTCGCAATCACGCATCGCTCGCACTGTGTTTGCCGTGTCAAATTATTTTTTTTCGTAAGAGTTACGCCTGCGCCGCAAGGGGTCGCATCGCGCGTTTTGACCAAAACCGCGATTTCACAAAAACCGATTTGCTATAGTTGCCTCACGCGCGGGCAATCCCGCTCGCGCGGGCTGTTTGAAATGGTGAGACACTATGAATGAGAAGCAAGGGGAAACTGTACTTGATCCGCGCCTGACTTGGTTCATCGCACTGGGCAACAATTTTAATTGGGGCCGGGCGGAAACCGAGAAAGCGGCAATCGTCAACATGAAGCGCGCGGGCGGCAGTAGCAGGAAGACAACCGAATATATTGTCTATGCCTGCACCGAGCAAACCTATGTCAACGACATGGGCGGCCTCAACCGGCCGGGCACTGATCCCGAGGCGGTCAAGATCAAGCACATCAAACCCAAGAAAGGAGGTTAAGCATGGCTAGGAAGCCAACACTGGAAACCGTGACGGCATCGATGGCACGATGGCAAACCCGGCTGCGACGCGCGGTGCGCGCTATCGAAAAACTCGAAAAGCAAAAGAAGCGGATCGAGAAGTCGGTAGCCAAGCCGAAGGCTGAACCACTGGCGGTGACGATCATGCGCGAGATCGCCGCGCCTGATCCAACGCCGGGGGTGATCTGTCGGGCGGTGCCGGACACCGGCATTCCGGCCTTCCTGCAACGCAAGAAACTTGATCCCGTCGCCGAACAGATCAAGGCCGAACAGGTCGAGACCAAAAAGAAAAAGGCCGCCGGTCGCATCGCCAAGATGAAAGCGAAGCAGAGCGGCGAGACCAAGAAGATGCCGCTGACCGGGAAGGCGGCGCTGGAAGCGATCCGTAACGGTTGACAAAAAAAGACCCCCGCACCCGAAAGGGTGCGGGGTTTCACTTTTGGAGAAGTCCAAATAATTACGATTTGGCCTTGCAACCGTTATGCGGCTATGGCAAGCAATCTCTACCGGAATGGTCCGGGGCACAAAGGGGAATGACCTTGAAGCACCTTCTGATCGCGCTTTCGGCGCTCGCACTTCTCGCTACCGCAATCCCGGCCAAGGCCGGGAACTGCACTACCAATTGCACACGCACCTATGGCGGCGGATCGACGTGTAACACCTATTGCTACTGACAGGGGCGTTTTTCCCTGCTAATTTAATAACGTGTTCCGGGGGTGGCTTTATGCCACCCCTTTTTCATGACAGCGGCTCACCGTTGACCGTGATCGAGATCGTGACGCCGGGCGGCAAGGTGATGTCAACCATAACCTCCTGATCGACCGGCGCGGGCCGCGCCGATCCCGACGCCCACTCCGAAACCAGTTGCGACTTTGGCCCGGCATAGGAATTGATGTCACAGGGACCAATGCCATCAATCGAGTGCGGCGTCGGACCATCTTGGCCGTCCGTGAATTGCCAGAGCCAGTAAGCCGACCAACTCTCTTGGGTGGTCGTCGCGGGGTTGTATTGGGCAAGCCACAGGCGGCGATCACCAAAGAACGGATCATTGCCGTCGATCTGTTCCTTTGCGGTGTTGCCGGAATAGATCACGCACTCGCCGGGGCGTCCCAGCATAGCTTCGACCTTGGTGATCCAGTCCTTGGCCTGCGCTGCCGACATCATGGTGCCGCTGGGGTTATCCTCCCAATCGAGGCAGAACAATTCATCGGGATCGGGCGCGGCAAACGCCAAGAAGTTTGCCACCTGTCCGTCAACGTCGCTGCCATCGGCGAAATGATATGCGCCCCATTTGAGACCCGCCGCCTTCGCCGCGTGCTGTTGCTCCACATAGGTATCGTCCGTGTTGCCCTGACCCTGCGTTGCCTTGTAGATCACGCCGACGATGCCAGCGGCCTTGACCGCATCGTAGTCGTTGGCCGGGGTCCAATGGCTCAAATCGACCACCGCCGCGTTGATTGTCATTTCGCTCATTGCGCGCCCTCTTTAATCAGCCTTCTTCGCTTCTCGATTTCGGTCATTGCTCCGATGAACGCATGCCGCGCCTGTTGCACGCCAACAAGTGCGCGCTGTGGCTGACCATCATCGTCTTTCATCCAGATCGCAAAAAGATTTTGCACTTGGGTCTTGTAGGCTTGCTTCATCGCTTCCTCATCGAGATCGAGTAGCAATTTGTCGTAGGGAGAAACCGGCAGCGGTTGTTGCGAGCGCGCCAGTTCGGCTGTCAATGCGACGGCAACAATTCCAAACAGAATTGCGATCCTGCGCGGTGCGCTCATGCATACTCCCACACGGTGACGCCGCCGCCGCCGCCCGCCCCACCATTCACGGCCGCAGCGCCGTTATATGAGTATGAGGCAGAGCCCCCGCCGCCCGGATATAGCCCCGTAAGGACACTGGTACTCGCCCCAGCAGACCCGCCGCGCGGAGCGGCGGCACCGGCACCGGGGAGAATGTAAGGAAAAGAAGCCACGCCTATGCTGAAAGTGCCGCTTCCCCCGCCAATATTGAGATCGCCGCCAGAGGCAGTACCTCCAATGCCACCGGGCTGATTGCAGATCGCACCGGCAGTGCTGTTGCCGCCGCCTACCCCACCCCCTGCGGATACGCTTCCAAAAGTAGAGGTTCCTCCCGTTGCCCCGCTGGTGCCACCAGCCCCAACCGTGAAGGCCTGCGATGCCGGTGCAGGAACAATTTTCTTGCGTGCATAGCCACCAGAACCACCACCGCCGCCGGAAGAAATCTGCCCAGCGGCAGTAACAGGGGAATTGCCCGCGCCCCCGCCACCGCCCCACACTTCGACAACGATGAAAGCGAGATTAGGAACCGAAGGCGTGTAGGTGCCGCTTGCCGTAAATTCCCTGACAGCAACCAGATTACCCGTCGCCGCAATATTGGTTCGCGCCTGCGCCTGTTGCGTCGTTGTCAACGTCTGCGCCACGTCATAGCGCACCTCACCAGCGGCAGCGGAGGCACTGCCGAGCGCTATCAAACCATATTCGGTGATGACGACGATGCCGGGTGCGCCCGGCGAGCCGCCCGCCGCCGCACTACTGATCCAGCTTGCGCCACCCGAGCCACCCGAACCATAACCAGTGCCGGGATTTCCATTGGAAGGCGTCCCAAGGGCGGATGGACCCAAACCACCACCGCCAAATGGGCCTGATCCGCCGCTACCTCCCGACGCCGCTATATTATTGCCAATGGCCTGCATGCCGAAACCGGGCATGCCGGGCGCACCTGACGCCGCGATATCGCCCGTCCCCGCAACGCCACCCGCGCCACCGCCGCCACCACCGCCGGTAATGACACCAAATCCCGCTTGTCCACCCTTGGCTATCAACAGCGCTCCGACGCTGGTATCGCCGCCGTTACCGCCATTGTTCGCGCCCGCAGTAGCGCCCACGCCCGCCGCGCCGATGGTGATCGCTAGCGACGCCCCGACAGCCGCCGCCGTAAGCATCCGGCGAGAATACGACCCCGCGCCGCCGCCGCCGCCAGCGGATGAATTGGTGCTACCGTTGGCAGCGCAGCCACCGCCTCCACCACCGGCACCCGTACCTTCCATCACGCACGAAGTCATGTTGGCCGAAGGCACATAGGTGCCGCTCGCCGTGAACACCTTGATGGCAATCACGCCCGCTTGGTTCGGCGTGTTGAACGTCACCGCCCATTTCTCGCCGTCCCATGTGTAGCCTTTGAAAATCTGTCCGACTGTGGGCGAACCGGGAAAGTCAAAGGCCATCGTCAAAACTCTATTGCGGTGAAAGATGGACTGCCGCATCCGGCAGTTGAGGAAGCGCCGCTGGTGGCAACAGCGATGTCGAACCAGTATTGAGTTCCCGGCGTTAGCCCTGTGACGACGCCCCCGATGTTGTAGGGAACGCCCGCGCCTGCCGACACCGAAGTAGCTGCAAGCGGCTGGCCTATGGCGGTGCCTGCTGCCGCGACCCCGTTGGCTGGTGCCGTTCCAGTGCCCCACCTGACTTGAACGGCGCTGAAATTTCCGGCGACCGAACTGGTAGCCGCCCCGATAAAA